CCTTTTTCTGTTTATTATACAACAACTTTATCTGGATGTCAATCAAATAATGCATTAAACTGACTTGCACTGTTTACTATCTTCTTACCAGTAAAACCTCTTGTGCCTTTAATACTATCCCAAAACTTACTATTGTCTTCTATAATTTGCATACTTTTGTTATAGTCTTTAGCTTCAAATACTCTTTCAACAACATCACGGAATAACACACGTTCAAATGTTTCGTGTACTAGCATTCCAGGAAGTATACCTTCATCATATCGGACATTAGCATCTTGTACTGCTCTAATATGTTGCCAAACATTATGACCCATAAGCAGTGCATAACTGAAACTATCCCAACTTGTCTTACCTTCTTTACCAATCTTATTTAGGTCGCCGGGTGCATAGTAACAAACATCTCCAATAGTAAGTCTTGAACTTATTGGCGAGTCTTCAAACTTTTCATGAATACCATCACGTATTACAACATCACGATAACTGTCTGTGCCATGTGCATATTTCTTATCATCAGCAGTGGCTTCCATCATATAGCTCCACTTGCCTCTATCTTCAGTACGCAGGTTGGTATACACTTGTCCGTTAGCAGTTGCAAGGAATGGCGATGCACAATCAAAACTAATAGTAAAGTTTGCATTAGCATGACGACGTACACTACGTTGCACATCAGTTAATAAACATGCCCACTCTAGTTTGCTAGTGCCTAAAAAGTGCATCCAATCATGTTGTCCTTTTTCCAATAAGCCTTCATGTATAAGTGTAACCAAACGTTTCAATACCAAGTGTACATCACACATGTTCTGACCACCCATACCCCAACCATCAAATGCTTTGTCATATTTGTCTGAACAAAACTTCTTCATAGTATCGTACCATGAGTCTGCTTCAGTATGATTACTACCTTGTAGCACGTTTAGTATTTTTAGATCGCCGCCTCTACTTGCCATCCAAAATTCATTGTTGAACAATGTAGCATCAACTGCATCTTTATAACTTTTAATTCCACATGCTTCACTTGCTTCTTTATCCAAGTAAGTCCATGTAGGAATATCCATTGTCATACCATGTGTTGCTATTCCCATTTGCCATGCAATAACCTGTTCACGTTTCTTTTCACAGGCCTTGTCTTTAGGGTCAGCCCATGCACCTGGCCACACACCTTTGGCAATCTGGAATCCACCCGAGTCAGCAAGCATGATAGTGTCTGCTTCTCTGTTACGCACCATATCTTCTTTTGGCACTGTGACACTTAGGTCCATGTTGGCATGTCCAGCACTGTACAAACTGTACTTGTAAGGAAATAAACTTTCTTTACTGTTTAGCCAATTCATAGCCTCCATGTTAGGAATACCCTTAGGCAACCTATCACCAATTATCTTATTCTTTTCACCTGCAGGAAAACGTTCCTTGCCAATATAGCCAGCATAGAAACTGCTTATTGCAGGCAAGAATACTGCATAGTCTTTTTGCTTTAGTGTTAGGTTATCCTGTTCAATCATCTATTTACTTTGTGCTGGAAGTATATAATTGTAAACTGCAATACCCGAATCAACAGTAATCTTAGCAGCACCACTGTCTGAAATTCTCACAGTTTTATCTCCAGTTAAGTTCATAATTGCTATAAACTGTTGTACAGGCCAACTCCAACTTTTAGCTAACTTGCCACCAACATCATGTTGGAACACAAAGTCACCTGCGTGTGTGCTATGATCACCAAACAAAAACTTTAAATGTCCATCTTCAGTTTTTGTTTGAAATGTAGTTTCTTCAGCATTTGCCTGTGCTTGCATCTTCAATCTCATGATGCTTGCAGTGGTTGGCTCAAACTCAATGTCCCAAGGCACATCTTTCATCTTAACACCTTTGAGCTTTTCTGCAACAATTTCACTAACCATAAATCTATAGTCGTTCTTAAAGTCACCAGCGGCATTTTTAAAGTGTAATCCAACCGGAGCATTCTCACCATTACGTTCTTGACGCTTCACTGATATCTCTGCGTTTTCTTTGTACTCACCAATGTTAAGCAATATCTTTAGTTTTGCCAAGTTGGGCATACCAAATGTGCCAATGTAGTCTGCAACAGGTGATGCAAACTTTGCTTGTAACACAACACTTTTGTCTTCCGCAAGACCATCTACAGACGTTTGAGTGTCTGTTCCTGTAATCTTAATTAGGTCAATACAACCCAAATCATAACTGTGTTCAACTAAGTCTAGTAAGTAGTCTCTCATTCGTTTTCTCCTAAGTTTTTGATAATACCCATTGTCTCTGATGCTCTAATAGTATTACGTGTTCCGGGTTTTTTAATTTCTAACCAACTTATACCCATATCTAATTCGTCATAACCTTTGTCAAAACTTTTTATTATGTCATAACCAAGTTGAATACACATCTGTTTTATTTGTGTGTCTGTAGTGTAACAATAGTACATTTCATCAACTTTGTCAACCCCTTTTGGGTAATTGCAATTGTTATAGGTAAAAACAACAACGCCACCGGGTCTTAATGCTTTCATCATTGATTCAAGATACTGTTTGATTACTTCTACTGGTTTGAAGTTAAACCAATTAACTGCAACAATTACTCCTAGTTGATTCTGCGGCAATTCATCTAGCGGACCGTTGTGGTTATCATCAACTATATAATACCTTAAACGTCTTTGATAGGGAGGTTCTCTCCAACCTTTCATTTTTTTGAACATATCAACACTGTCATCCATTAAATACAATGGATTTAAACTAACCAATTGATTGGTTATTTCTCCGTATCCAGGTGCTATATGCAATCCTGGATATCTATTATCAACGTATAAGCCTATACGATCGTATAGTAACTGACTCGAAGATTTGTTAGCAAGTAAATCATTAAAGATATGACGATCCATCTTCTCTTGTGTAGATTGTGCAAGATTCATTTTGTAAATGTCTTTACTTTTTTTATAATATGGCTGTTCAAGATCATTGACTAACTGTTGTAGTTTTTCTCTAAACTTATTTAGATTATTAGACATATCCTCTAAATTTTTCAGTACCTCAAGATGATTATCCATGATGTTTTCTTTGATATTATCAGTGTCAAACTCATGTGTGTGCAAGTCAGTTAGTACATCAGTCAAATGTTTATTAATGTTTTTACGTAAACCAATATCGTCAAGTGATTCAATAAGTTGTTTGTATTTTACAATGTTTTTTAATTCCATTAATCAAACTCAAACAGTGTGTTAAAGGTGTTGGTTGTATTTGTTTCACTTGCTAGATCCCAGTCAAGTACTCCTAGTAAGTTGCTGATCTTTTGGTCCACAACTGTTGCTTCCATCAGTGCATCATCAAAAGGCAATTCTTTGAACCATTGTGGCAAGTGCATCTCATCTGTTGGATACCCAATTGATGTCCAGTTAAGTGGATTGGATTTTAGTTTGCAAACAATAGTTTTCATGCCATCTACAATACCTTGACTGTAGTTGTCTGAATTCATCTTCTTCATGTTATTCCAGTTCAGTGCAGCTCTAACATGTCCAGGCATGTTTGCACGGCCTTCACGTTCTTCCTTCTTGCTATACATAGTTAGATTGTTAACACGTTTAGGAGATCCTTTTTCCCAAGCAGGACGTTCTTTGAACTCAATCTTAAATGCTTTGATCATGTCGATTATTTCTTGACGCCCGGCACCAGCAAGAACTCTTGTTAATAGTGTCATCAAGAAGTCTTGTATAACCTTTGGCGTATCACTACGTTTCAAGTCCAAGCCCATTGCTTTGATCTTACCTTGTTTTCCTGTGACATCTAAACGTTTGCCTTCATTGTCAAAGATATTAATTGCATAACGTTTCTTTGTAATAAACAACCCTCTGTCAGCAATACTTTCTCTACCACCTTTGATAATAAGTCCGTTATCTCGTGGCACATGAAATGTTTGTTCCATAAACGCAGGCCAACTGTCGTTCAGTTGATCACTGATTGCATCATACAGTTGTATACAAATTTCTTTGTTCCATTCCATGTTGCCAGCATCTATATCTTTCTTTAGTATCGGATATGCACTGAAATACACACTATCTGTATCGCCATAAATTACTGCATCACCAACATGATCATACTTGCCTGTGATTGCTTCATTAACAAATGCATCCATATGATGTGCAATAGCTCTGCCAGTGAGTGTAGTTGATTGCCCTATGCGTTTGTCAAAGAATCTACAACCTGGATTGAGAATAGCACCATACAAACTGTTCAAGTTAATCTTCTTAACCAACTGTCTCTTGTCAAGAAATTCTATTTCTGCTGGGTCAGTTGCTTGTCTAAGATTTGCTTGTATCTCTTGTCTTTCTCTATACCAACGTGCAAGTAAGCCAGGAACAATACCTTCTTTTTCATATGTAAAAATAGTACCATTTGCACTCAGCATCCAAGGTTGGTTGCTATCAAATATCAGTTTCCAAATCTCTGCGGCACTGTGTACACTTTCTTCGCCGTTCTCCCAGTCAATAGTAATCTCTGTGCCACGTTCCTGTTTCATAACCGCAGTATATTCCAGTGTGCCAAACAAGCCTTCCCACGCCATAGCAAACGAACTTTTGTTGTTCATCTTGTTCTTGATATAGTTATCAGTCATTATAGGACGCAGTTGTCCTACAATAGTTTCGCCAGCCATGTTCAGAGCTCTAATAGCACTTGGATACAAACTGTTGATGTCAATAGCACCAATCCATTCATGTATACCTTTTTTAGGATATGCAACATATGCACCTGCCGCCGCAGTATTTTCATCAGTGAGCCTTTGACGTCTGTTTGGAACAACTAGTCCTTGTTCATGTGCTTCATTTATAATTGCTTGTTCTGTAACTGCAACTGCACCCATTGTGGTCTGTAACAACACAGTATTTGCATGTGCTAGTTCGTTTGCCAGTGCAAGAAAACGTAGTTTCTTATCCAGTTTATCTAGCAGTGCAGTATCTTGTCTGGAATACTCTATAAACGTTTCAAAGTTTTGGTTGTACAGTTGATCCAATGTGCCTTCATAAGCAGTTTTCTTTTCATCAAGTTCATGTTCGCCGATAGCATCCAGACTATAACTATGACGCTCTTCATATGTGTACTTTCTGTAAAGTTGCATATAGTCCATATGCACTCTGCCAATAGTATCAAATGTGATGTTCTCTGATCCAAAACGTTCAAATGTACGCTTCTTAGGCAGTTGGCTCCATAGACAAAAACGTCTAGTGTCATCCTTGCTCAATATTCTTGCAGTTCTGTTCACAAGATAAGGTATATCATAACCCTCACTGTTCCAACCACTTATAATATCTGCATCTTCAATCAAGTCTAAAAATGCCACAATCAGATCTTCTTCACGTTCAAACATCATAGTATTTTCAAACTTGTTGCATATCTCTTGTGCAGTATCCCAACTCAATGTCTTAGGAGGTAATACCAGTGTAACCAACTGGTCCAACCACTGTAGATGCACACTAATAGCAGTCACAGGATTAAAAGGATCAGCCACACTACTATATCCTCTAACTGGATCAAAGTCAGTCTCAATATCAAAGAATGCAGTTTGTAGTGTTGGTGCATTTTGATCTTTGTAGTTTTCTTCAAAACATCTAAAAACAGGATTGATATCCGATTCAAAAATGTCTTTGCCAGATTGCATACGAAGTTCCTTGCGAAACTCCTTGTTGTTACGTGTGGAGAATCTATTCACAGGATTGCCATAGATGCTTTTGTATTTGCCTCTAGGATCTGCATAATAGAAACAATATGATGCAGGATACTCACGATATATCCTCTCACCATTTATACGTTCTACAACGTGTATTCTATCTTTTTCTCTGTCAAATAGTGCATCAACATAACTCACAGACTATAATGTCCTTCCTGCAGTTGTAAGTATCTCTTCTAATACTTCCTGGTCTTCTTTTTCTGCAGTGTAACTTGCTTTGTGTGCAATACGTATTGCTTTCTTAAGCACTGATGGTTTGATCTGTAGTTCTTCAGCAATTGACTTTACTGTATCGCTTAGTCCTTCGTTAAGTGCTTCTACTTCACTCATCACACCCATACCTTCGTTGATAATCTGTGTGAGTTTTGCTTTTTGTTCTGAGTCAAATTGGGTTGTCATGTAAATACTCCTTGTTAATGTTTATTATAGTATGTTTATATGCTGGTGTCAAGTGTTTTTTTATGGCAATTTGCCCAATATTCCTGCAGTTTTATAACCTCTATGGTATCTCTGATAGGAGTAAAATTATAAAAACCGCATACTTGATGGTATTGGTTAGTAAACTTATCAGTTAAGATATCACTAAGGTTTATAGTGATATTTGGTATATCCCATTTGCTTACATTTTGCAGATTAATAAAGTTTTTCCTGAAGGCGTCGTTAATTATTTCTTCACGTACAAATTGGTTTAACGTTGAAAAATCTTTGGCAGTTGGATTTGCAAACCCGGCAACTTGATATGCAGGACGGTTTTCCATTACATCAACTGTGATACCATTATCAGTAGATCTTACATTGTAGTGTTTTTTGTACCTTGCACGATGAAACCAACGTTGTGCAAATTTAGTATCAATATCAATTGTCACAGTTGCACTATTAGCAAAGTAAACCGGCATATGGTTCTTGTGCCAAAAAATAGGAATATATAACTGTTTTTGTTTTGCATCATGATATGCATCGGTACAGTGTTGATTTTCCAATCTTTGAAATTGCTTAACACTAAGTTTATTACCTCGGTCAAACTTTTGTGAAAAAATATTTTTAGTTCCCCAATTGTAAACACTGCTTGGTTCTTTGTGAGTCCAGTTTGCAAGATCGTTGTGGAAAACTTTTTTAAAATAGTTTAGCCAATTGTTATTTGGTTTTCTCTGTTGTTCTTGTG